GCAATTAACTTTAACCGATGTTGTGAGTACGTCTTGCGGCAAGTGTGATAATACTGGTATTTTATGGAGCAAAGATAGATTAAGTGGTAGAACTTGTGGCTGTAAATAGAGTAAGCAATATTACTTACAACGGAACGCAGATAAGGTAAGCTTTTTAACGGATAAACAAATACCGAACATTATGAATAAAGAAAACTTAATAAAAAGATTAGAACAAGAAAGCATTAAAGGACTTGAATTGTACATAAAAGATATGCGTAGCCAAGAAGAATGTGCTGGTTATATTGATGGCTTTGATGAAGCAATAGAGTTAGTTAAAAAATTTACTTTATGTGCTGTTAGCCAACACCGTGAACTGTTAGAGGATTACCAGCACTTTATAGATTGGAACGAAGAACACGATAGAAAAGCAAGTACATCTGAAAGGATAGAATCTTTCATAGCCTCTAATTGTGGCTAACGTTAAAATATATGAAAAGTTATGGATATAGGATTATGGATTTACATAGGGTTAATGATTTTTTGGCAAGTAGTATTTGCTATACAAGATTACAGAAACAAATAATTTTTTATATATAATGTTAGCAAATTCGTTTTAATATGTGCCAACTTATTTGTGTATGAATTTTAAAAATTACGACAATGGATGAAAAAAAAGTATTAAAAGAAGCACTTACTGAATACATTAAATGGTTTGGTAAAAAAAAGACTGAGACTGACAAACTAATTGAAGTTAGCAAACAAAGCAGAAATGTTAATTTAGCTATGTTGTTGCAAGCATGATTAAAAAAAGAAAACTATGTAACAATTGTCATACTGAGCAGTTTATTTGGAAAAATGATAAGGGTAGCCGGTATTGCAAAAATTGCTGGTATAAATCAAAACAAAGTATTAAACCCTTAGCCAGAAAACCCATAAACCCTAAATCTAAAAAGATGCAAGTATTAGACTTAGCTTATTCAAAGTTAAGGTATAAGTTTATGGAAGAAAATCCTATGTGTGAAGCTGCATTACATTGTTGTAATGGAGGAGCAACTGACGTTCATCATAAAAAAGGACGTGGGCAGTACTATTTAGTAGTTAATACTTGGCTATCAGTATGTAGGCCATGTCACAATTATATAGAAGAACATCCTGAGGAAGCTATAGAACTTGGTTACTCAGAAAAAAGAATCTAATTATGAATAAATTTACTAAAGATAAACTGCATAAAATAGCGGTTTGGACAACAATATTAACAATAACAATAACTCTATGGTATCAAATACTAATACATCTATTTCTAATAGAGAAGTAATCCAAGCTGATGCATTATTAATAGCGTCTAAACATAAAAGATGTGGCTTAGGTATATCTATGGGTGTAGGTAAGACAAGAATTGCAATAAAGCACTTACAAAAAAACTATAACCCATTAGTAGAGGTTTTAGTTGTTATACCCAAACATTCAGTAGCACAAGCCTGGATAGATGAGTTAAAAAAGTTAAACTTGCAAGATTTAGTTAAACATATAACGTTTACAACCTATTTATCATTGAAAAAACACAATCCAAATAACTATGATATAGTTTATTTAGATGAATGTCATAGTTTGTTAGAGAGTCATGAAATCTTTTTATCTCAGTTTACTGGTAAGATATTAGGGTTGACAGGTACTCCACCAAAAGATGATTTCTCTGGTAAAGCAATAATGGTAAATAAATATTGTCCTATCAAGTATAGGTTTACTGTAGATCAAGCAACAGACTCTAACATCTTAAATAATTATAGAATTATAGTTCATCAGTTGGAATTATCTAAGAAACCTACATTGAAGAAGACTAAGAAGAATGGTGGCTACTGGTATACAACTGAACTTAAAGATTATAATTATGTAAGCTCAAGAGTTGCAGAGGCTCAATCACCCAAACAAAAGCAGTTCGCTGCTATTATGAGGATGAGAGCATTGATGGAATATAGTACTAAAGAGCTATATGTTAAGTCATTAGTGACTAAACTTAGGTCTAAATGTATTATATTTGCAAATACGCAAAAACAAGCAGATAAGTTAAGCAAGCATAGTTATCACTCTGGAAATAAACTATCAGATTATAACTTAGAGTTATTTTCAGATGGTAGAATAGATCAGCTATCATGTGTTTTGCAATTATCAGAAGGTGTTAGCATACCTAACTTAAAAGAAGGTATTATTATGCATGCATATGGTAATGAAAGAAAGTCCTCACAGAGGATTGGAAGGCTTTTAAGGTTAAACCCTTCAGATACTGCAACATGTCATATACTATGCTATAAAGGCACGCAGGATGAAGTCTGGGTAGATAAAGCCCTTAAAGACTTTGATCAAACAAAAATTAAATATTATAATCCTTTAAAAAATTAAAATTATGAAAACAATACATATGGATATTACTTTAGTAATAATAATCATTATAGCAATAGGTCTAATTGCAGCAACATTTATCTATGGATATTACTCAGGCATCAAAGCAATAAAAAAGGAACTTAATGAATTAACTGTTAGAGAAATGTTAGTTCATAAAAGAAAAAATTTTAATTCTTTATAAGCATGGGAAAAATGAAAGAATTATTTATTGAACAACAAAATAGAATGGAAGAAGACAGTACTTTTTATAAAGGAGTGCATGACTCAATGATTCATAGCCTAGCTAAAAAATCAATAGAAGAATATAGACAAGAAGGTGACACACCTTGTCCTAACTGTAATATGCCAACATTATTACGTAATGAAGTAAATGCTAAGTGTATAGAATGCGCTCAAGAATTTGTTTATATTGGATCAGCTTTAAGATTTTTATAATGGAAAGTTATGAATATGAGTACAATGGTGCTTTATTAGAAATAGAATACAAGTATGATCCAGGAGAAAAAACTGTATGGACAGAATCTAATGGTGACCCAGGTACACCTGGTATAGCAGCTTCAATAGAAATCTATACAATATGGGGTGTGCTTAAAGATAGAAATGGCAATAGTATAGATGTTGACATTACAGATTTTGTACACACTCATCACATAAAATCTGAAATACTTGAAACCTATGAGTGAAAAAAAAGTTAAATGCGTAAATGATAAAACCTATATTTTCATAAATGGTAAATGGATTAATGAAAGGTCTAATGTAGAATTAGATCCTCATGATCCAGATTACCGTGTAGTGTGGAATATTAAAACTATATAATATGAAAGATAATTTATATATAAAAGCATCTATTAAAAATGGAGAGTTACACTTTCCTATAAAAGCTGTAGGTACTAGGCTTAAGAAATTTTTAAGTCATTTACCTGATGATTCTAAATTAGAAATATTTATAGGAGTTGGAGGTGACAAAGGTAGTAACCCACAACTAGCTAGAATACACGCTATGATTAGAGAAATAGCACAAGAAATTGGCTACACATTTATAGAAGCTAAGTTAGAAGTAAAAAGAGCCGCTGGATTATGTTTTGTAAGAGATAAACAAGAATATTGCAAGTCTTTTGCAGATTGTGATAGAGATGAATTAAATCTTGCAATACAAGCGTGTATAGAAATAGGAAACTTTAACGGTATGAATCTAAGATAGTTATTTGACTATACTCATTTTAGCATTTATATCTTTAATTTTTTCTGACACATCAGCTCCTTTTTGAATCATTTTAGCAAGTTCTTCTAAATCTGCTTTAGTTGCTGAAGTTTCTGTTTTAATCTCTAAGTTTTGCTTTTGAGCCATATATTTAAATAATTGGATCAAGGAAAACAAAGTATATATATCAGACTCAAACTCATCTAAAGGTATTTGCTCTTGCTCTTCTAATGGTAATGTAGCTTGAGAAACAATTTTTTCAAACTTGGCAAAGATGCTTGGCAGTTCACTACCTCTATCACTATTTTCAATAATCATTTTATTAGTGATTCTTTCTAAACCATGTATATATGCAGGATTAATTTCTATACCTGTAATGTTCTTGGTAAAGTCATATGTAACTCGTGATTGTAATTCTTGGTCAGCCATAATAATTAATTTAACAACAAATATACTATAATTTACTAAAAAATGAACAAAGACATTAATTTATTAAGAGAAAATTTAAATAACAAACTGAAAGACAGCGGCTGGGACCGAATGCTTTCACCATATGTCAATGGTTTAAGTTTTGATTATATAATAAATAAACTGCGTGACAACGTAGAACAAGGTTTACGTTTTACACCTAAGTTTAAAGATGTATTTAACGGATTTTATGAATGTCCTTATGATGACTTAAAAGTAGTTATAGTAGGTCAAGACCCATACCCTCAATTAGGTGTTGCTGATGGAATAGCATTTAGTTGCAGTAGAAAAGGCAAAGCTGAAAAATATTTACAATATATACTTAAAGCACTTGAAGATGAAAATGGAAGTGTTGACTTAAAACGCTGGTCCAACCAGGGTGTGCTATTAATTAATACAGCATTTACTTGTGAAATTAATAAAATAGGTTCACACTATGGTATATGGAAATCTTTTACAGAACATATTTTTGATAATATTAATAGACATAACCCAGATACAGTATTTATATTGATGGGTAAGAAAGCGGAAGCATGGCAAACTTTACTTCCTAACTGTAAAATTCTTAAGTGTTCTCATCCTGCGTCCGCTGCATATAGAGGAGGTGAATGGGATTGTAATGATGTATTTAATAAAGCAAATACAATATTAATTAAGCAAGATAAAACTTGTATAAACTGGTAATAATGGGTATATTTGTTACCCCAAAATAGTAATTAAATGATTGACACTCAAAAGATTAAGCAAAAAGCTCAGATAAAGCATTTTAAGAAGAAATTTTATAAAGAACATAATATAAAGTTGTTTGTATTAACTCCTGCAATTTCAAAGTCTAAATTAAGTTTATCAATGTACAAGAAATTAACTTTGCTTGCAATTGTTGATAAGCACCCTAGATATGCAAATTTTAATTTTAAAACTAAAATAAGAGAGCGTGACTTTATATTGTATATTCAAGCAATGAGTTTTTTAGCCAATAAAGATGGTTATTCTAAAACTTCTATTGCAAAAGCAATTTATAGGAATCATGCCACAGTTATTAATTCTTGTAAAACAATTAACAACGGTATTGATACAGAAGATAAGAAAATATGTGATATACTACAAGATTTACAAACTAAAATAGATACATATGTGGGAACTGCTACAAAAAATATTAAAAGAAAAGATGACACCAAACCAGTGTCTGATCCTATTTGGGATGAAGCAAGGCGTTTCATCAACAGCTAGTAGTAAATTAGATAAAGACATATTGGTTTCTAATGGATTTTTAATATTTGAAAAGGATACATATAAGTTAACACCAAGCGCAAAAGCGTTCTGTGCTAAGCTTGACAATTATTTTATTAAAGCAAAAAAGAAGACTGATATTCAACTAATGGGTAAAAACTTTTCTGAGCAAATAAATATATATAGAGAAACATTTCCTAATACCAGACTACCTAGCGGTAAGCCTGCAAGGGTAAATGTAAAAATGTTATCAGAATCATTTAGATGGTTCTTTGAAACATATGATTATGAATGGTCTGATGTTATAAAAGCAACTAAGATGTATGTAAATGAGTACAGGAATGCAGAATATATGTATATGCAGACAAGTCAGTACTTTATATGTAAGCAAGACAAGCACAAAGTTAAATCTTCTACTTTAGCTGACTATTGTGATATGATTAGAGATGGTATTGATACAGAAGACAAAACCTTTAAAGAAAAAGTAGTATGACAGCAAAAGTAAAAGCAGAAGTTTTACAAAAACTTAATTTAGTCTTAGAAGATTTTCAAATGTTAAGAGATGGTACATGGGTACCTGATAAAAGTAGTTGTGAAAATTCTATAGATAATATAACAGATGTAATATACACATTAGAGAATGAGTAAAAGTGATAAAATAGTAGAAGATTTAAAAAAAGAATTTGATATAAGAAGTTGTGTTGGTATAAATAAATATAAAACAACATTAGAAGATAATAACAAAGATGATTTTTTGCAGCACCTAAAAGAAGAACTTATGGATGCAGCATTATATATTCAAAAACTACAAAGTAATGAGTAAAACTGATAAATCATGGGTAGGACAGCATGCTGCATTTAGTGAAGCATTAAAATATATGAATGCCAGGCAAAAAGGTGAAGAAAAATCTATATACACACCTTGGCCTAAATTTAATGATGCTGCTACTGATGGTTTAGAATGGAATACTCTAACTGTTATTGGCGGTAGACCTGGCTCAGGTAAAACGTTAATTAAAGATCAGATAATTAGAGAATCATTTGCACTTAATCCTAATGATGGGTTTAGAGTATTAGAATTTCAATTTGAGATGGTGGGTAGAACCTCAGCAATCAGAGAGTTTAGTTCTATGACTGGTAAGACGTATAAAGAATTATGTAGTGCAGGTAGTATTTTGCAACCAGATGTGTTAAACAAGTGTTTAATGTATGCTAAAGAAAGGGTTAAGAATCCGGTAGATATAATCAGTACTCCTTTAACTGTAAATCAAATGCGTGAACAAATTGACATGTATATGAATTTACATAAGGGTAAAAAAACAATAATTACTTTAGATCATACTATGTTAGTTAAGAGAGCACCGTATCAAAATAACACATTAGATATGATGTTTGAGTTAGGTGAGTTCTTTACTCAGTGTAAGAGAGATTACCCTTGTTTGTTTATTGCTTTGTCACAACTTAATAGGAATATAGATAACCCGGATAGAGCTATAGATGGTAAGTATGGTAACTATATACTTGAGTCAGATATATTTGGCTCAGATGCAATGCTTCAGCATGCAGATATGTTAATAGGTATAAACAGACCAGCTAAACAGAAGATTAGGTTCTATGGCCCTGATAGATATATTATAGAAAATGACAAAACTTTAGTGTTACATTTTCTTAAAGCACGTAATGGTGATGCTAGAATGAGTTTTTTCAAAGCTAAGTTTGAACAAATGAAGATTGAAGAAATGCTTACACCAGGACAACAAGAAAGAAGATAAATAATTAAAATTTTAAATAATGGCAATATCAACTGCAGAGCGTAAAAAAAGAGTCTCTGATTTAAGAAAGTTGCATGAAAATTACTTTCAAATAGAAGGTAAGATTAATGCACTATATATACCTAAGATGGCATATAGACCATCAGGAAAAGATGAGTTACATATTAGTTTTTTTCCTAGTGAGCTAGAAAAAGAAGAAAATATATACACAGAGTTTGTAAGCATAGACTATGTATCAGAAGATCCAAAAAGAAGTTTGTATCTTTTGCATTATAATCCACATTGGAGATCAGAGTATGAACTTATTACTTCTAACTCAGGATTTCAAAGACACATGATTCCTGTAAGTGAATTAAAAGTGGTTAATGATGTAGTGTATACTCCAAAAAAACCTAAGTTTTCTACTGCCTCTGTTAGATCTGCTTCTACAGATATTTTTAATATAGCGGATCCTGAAGCAACAGGTAATACGTTACTTATAGATAAATTGGAAGAAATCAATCAAACCTTAATAACCTTAACTAAAGTAATCAATAAATTTAATAAATAAATATGGCACAAAGTGTATTAGTCATAGCAGATTCTGGAACTGGAAAATCCACTGCTATTAGAAATTTAAATCCAGATGAAACGTTTATTATAAATATTGCTAATAAACCATTACCCTTTAAAGGTTGGAAAAAAGACTATACTTTGATTAGTAAAGAAAATCCTGGAGGTAATTTAGCATCAACTTCTTCTGCTATAGGTATTATGAAAGCTATAAAACATGTAGATGAGAAAATGCCTGCAATTAGGACTTTAGTAATTGATGACTGGCAATATATGAGTTCTTTTGAATATTTTGATAGAGCTAATGAAAAAGGTTATGAAAAGTTTACTCAAATTGCAGCTAATCTTGCTGCGGTGGCAAAAATGCCTAAAGATTTGAGAGATAATTTAACTGTAATTTTCTTAACTCATTCAGAAGATTCAACAGATTTAAATGGAAATAGAAAAGTTAAAGCAAAAACTATTGGTAAAATGATAGACAATACTTTAACTTTGGAAGGATTATTTTCAATTGTATTATTTGGTAAAGTAAATAAAAATGATGATGGTGAACTTGAATATGGTTTTGAAACTCAAAACAACGGAGAGAACACATGTAAATCACCTCAAGGTATGTTTGAAGAACTCTTCATCCCAAACAACCTGCAGTATGTAAAAGACTGCATGAAAAAATATGAAGAATAATTAATAAACTAATAAAACAGAAAATTATGTTAAACACTAGTGGAATGTCAGCCGGAAGCGGTAAAGAAAAACCAGTAATGGGACCAGGAAATCAAGTTGTTAAAATCAACTCAATCACATTTGATGTGACACCATATGCTGCAGATGCATTTAATATCATATTACATGTAGAATCAGAACCTATGGAGGGAGAATTTCAAGGTTTCTTAGTAGATCCTAATAATCCAAATGGTCCTCGTTATGAAGGTCAAGTAGGAAGAGTTAGATTTTCTCAATATGCATACAAAGATACTATTTTACCAAACGGTAATGAAATCAGTAGAGATACTGAAGTAATGAAAGCAATGATCTTTTTATCAGAACAAATTGGTAAAAGAACTGAGTTAGATGCTATTCAAGCAAATACTATTGAAGACTTTATGGTTAAATGTAATGTTGTATTATCAGGTCCAACATATATGAATGTATGTTTAGGTACACGTGAGTGGGAAAACAAAGAAGGTTATGTAAACAATGATCTTTACTTACCAAAGATCAGCAGAGCAGGAGTTCCTCTTGAAGCTTTAGATGTAGAAAATTCTAGACTAATTAAGTATAATGTAAATGATAAGAATCATTACAGACCTGTAGTTGTAAAGAATGTATCAGCAACAAATTCATTTGAACCTGCTGCAGCAGTGGGTGATGATTTTGATTTGTAAATCAATCTGATAATATTAAGAGGGGATAATCTAGGTTGTCCCCTTTTTTTTATTTAATTTTAGCCTTTATGTTTAACACAAAAAATTTAGTATTAGAGGAACAAGATATACCAAGTTATTGGGTGTTTCAGTATTATTTAAATTTATCTGAACCGTTAACTGGTCAGGATATAAAGCTAACATCTATATTTAATCCTCTTGAGAAAACGCCGAGCTTTTGCATTTATGTAGATAAAAAGATAAGGCAGTATAAATTTAAAGATTTCTCAACGGGAAAGAACGGTAATAAAGTGGATTTAGTTAAAATGCTATTTAACATAGAATACCCAGAAGCAGCCAGAAAAATAGTAAAGGATTATAATATACATGTAAAAACTAATGGTTTTAAAAAAATAAATTTTAAACCAGAAGCAAAATGGAAAGTAGATTTTATTAAAACAAGGCCGTGGAATGAAACTGATAGTAAGTATTGGTTATCATTTAGAATAGGCATGTCAATATTATTAGAATATAACGTAAAACCTATTGAGTATTATAACTTAGTTAAAGTAAAAGAAGACAAGGTAGAGTCTATTACTATAAAAAATAATAGTCTTTACGGCTATTTTAATAAAGAAGGCGGGGTATGTAAAATATATCAACCTTCTAGCAGTAAGCATAAATTTCACAAAGTAAAACAATATCTTCAAGGTTATGATCAACTAAAATTTGATAAACCTTACTTAGTAATATGTTCATCTCTTAAAGATGCATTATGCTTAAAAGGTATAGGATATAATATAGAAGTGTTAGCTCCTGATAGTGAGAATACAATGATTAAAGCTTATATAATAGAGCATTTAAAAAAAAAGTACAAAAAAATAATAACACTTTTTGATAATGATGAGGCTGGCCTCAAGGCTGTTAAAAGATATGTTGATGCATATAAAATTAATGGATTTGTGCCAACTATATGCAAAGACATATCAGATGCTATGAAGTTACATGGTTTTGATAAGGTTCATGCAATGCTAAAACCATTATTGAAAGAAACATTAAATAAATAAATATGATAGAAGCAATAGGTTGGCTAGCAATAGCCGCAGTAGTAATGATAGTTGGAAAAGCAGTGGCTAAAAAGCTATGGCCAGAAGACTGGAATAATGATCCATTTTCATGAAGAAAAAGGAAAAGATAATAACAAAAAATCAATCTATGATTGATTTGTATAATTCTTTAAAAGATCAAGATCAAGGAGAAGGTGTTTATTTAGGTGATGACATGTACTTGCAACCTAATGGAGAAATAATTTAAAATAATATAAAATAATATGGAATTACATAACGTACCTAGAAATAGTAGAATAAGAGTGATTACTCAAGATAAAGTACCACCCGGAGCTCCGCCCGTTGATGAAGGAGAAGAACTTAACTTTAGATCTATAGATGGAATGTATAGTTACTGTACCAGAGATAATGGTGAAGTAGTACATTTAGTAGCATGGACTGAAGTAGAAATAATAAAAAACTATGTCAAATAAAAAATGGTTTATACCAGGATCAGTTCCAAGTAGTAAGAATGGCCGTAGATGGACAGGTAAATACTTTATAGCTAGTAAAGCTGTAATGAACTATAGAAAGATTGCTAAAGATTATTATGCAAAATATGCAGATGATTTTAAAGCTGAGCTTGCTAAACATTCATTACCAGCAAAAATATCTTTTACATTTGTTAGAGGATCTCGTCACAAGTTTGACTATATAAACCCTGCACAAACGGTGCAGGATGATATGGTTAAGGCAGGTTGGATAGAAGATGACAATGCAGAATTTATTTTACCTGTTTTTATTCAATATACTTATAGTAAAGAAAAACCTGGTGTTTATATAGAAATATTAAAAAATGAAGAAGATAACAATTGATGATTTTTTTTCAATTAGTAGCTTATTAAAAGGCTCTCCTGAAGATTTTCAAATTGCTATTTCTAATTTAGATAACTTAAAGTTTAGTGATAAATACATAGTGGATTTATTGTTTGCTAAATCTTTATCTTTGGAAAAAAGAAAGAAGTTTATAAATTGTGGCACTGTAAAAGTTAAAGAACTTGATACTTTATTAATAGGTAGAAATCTTTTTAATTATATTAAGGCCAATGGTAATAGTAATTTATATAAACAAATACTTTATAGAATAATGAATACTTAAAAGCATGGATAACATACAAGACTTAGTTGCTAAAACAACTAAAGAATTAATTTTAACAGAGCCTTTTTACGGGCTCTTTTTAATTGGTATCAATAAGAAATTTACTGATCAAATTCCTACAGCAGGAGTTAGTAAATATGGTATTGGTATGCAATTGACTATAAACCCTGAGTTTTATATAAACTTAAGTAATTTACAACGGATTGGTTTAATTAAACATGAGTTATTACATATAGCTTTTGGTCATTTACTAATGAGAGATATGTATAGCAATCATAAATTGTTTAATATAGCTGCTGATTTAGAAATTAACCAGTACATAGACATTAACAAACTTCCTGAAGGCGGATTGTTATTATCTAGCTTTCCAGAATTAAATCTTCCTAAGAAAGCAGGAACAAAAGTTTATTATAATCTTTTAGAACAAGCAAAGGAAGACGGTACATCTCCTTCATTAGATAATTTAATGGATAAGATGGATGGTGAATCTGAGTACTGTCATGGTACATGGAATGAATTTGATGATTTGTCTGAACCGGACAAAAAGCTAATGGAAAAGCAAGTAGAGCACCAACTAAAACAATCTGCTGAAACTACAATTAAAAAGCAAGGAAATATACCGGGTGAATTTAAAGATATAATTGAAAAATTATTTCATATAGAACCTGCTAAGTTTGATTGGAAAGGTTATCTAAAAAGATTTGTTGGTAATTCTAGTGTAGTATATACTAAAAAACTGAGACGTAAATACAATAAACGTTACTCCGGTAGTCCTGGCCTTAAGATTAAGTTTAAAAACCATATTCTTGTTGGCGTTGATACATCAGGGTCAGTTAATAATGATGAACTAAAAGAATTTTTTAGTGAGCTAGCACATATGAGTAAAACAGGACATAAAATTTCTGTTGCACAATGTGATACTAGTTTAAGAACAGTAGAAGAATTTAATCCAAAAAAGGATTGGGAAATACACGGTCGTGGTGGGACATCATTCCAACCAGTTATTGATCATTATAATGAAAAAGGGTCATACACGGCACTTATATATTTAACGGATGGTGAAGCATACGCTCCAGATAACTGCCCTAAAAACACTTTGTGGGTACTAAGTAGTATATCTGAAATGAATGATGAATTACCAGGACAAGTAATAAAATTAAATTAAGAAAAATGGCACAAGTAAATTTAAATGTAACAGAATTAAAAGGATTTGTAAATCATATAATTACAAACAACAGATACTTACAAGCTAATGGAAAAAGCCCGGTATCTATAGAAGTAGTAGGTGAATCAGGAATTGGTAAAACTTCAACTATAGTAGAATTAGCTGAAG